GTCAGGAAGGTCACGCTTCTTAGCCTCATACCAGTCTTCGTCACGGTCTCCAGCAGACCACGGGAAGAACACACCAGTAAATCGGTTTGTGCTAGTTTGTGAACCAACCCATAGTTGGTGAAAGATATTACCTTCACCGTTGGCTGTGCTCAAACAGATAACACGACCACCAACGTCAGCAATAGGTTCAATAGATGCCCACGCTTCTTCAGCGTTGGGCAAGAACGCCATTTCGTCAATAATTACTCGGTACACAGATTCACCACGAGCAGGGTCATTGCCAGATGGCAAAGACTCAATAGCAGAGTCATTAGCAAACACCATCTTCAATTGGTTGTCTGAAAGCAAGTCTGGTCCACGCACACGCATCCACGCAGGAAGCATCTTATAGCCGTACTTGGTCTTCTGCAACAACTTTGATGCTTCACGCTCGGTACGTGAAAGCATGACCGTAAAGCGGTCAGGCCAAAAGAATGTTTCCCAGAATGTAAATGCAGCAGCCAGAGTGGAGAACCCAATCTGTCGTGCTTTCAGAACAATGCTGTAGCGAGAGTCAATCCAGACTCTTACAGTTTCTTCTTGCGCTTCACGCAACACAAACTTGATACGACCCCGCTCAGGGTGTCGAATCATCCAATGGGTAGAGCAAAAGTGTGAAAATGCAACCACAAGTTCATCTGTGGTCGCACCTTCACTACCTTTGCATTTCCTCCACTCCTTCTCGTTGAGAAGGTCGGTGAGTTCCATTATGCCTTCTTAGCGGCTACTTTCTTGGCTGCAATCTTTTTAGGACTTGCACCAAATGCTGCATCAATTTCATCTTTGGTGAGAACACCATCGATGCTTGCTTTGGCAAGACCTTCTGCAACCTTGAAGATGGAAACTGCGCCAGCAATCAATGCTGACTTCCATACTTCCAAGTCAGGAGCGATTACCGCAGCACCAGTCACCACGCCGAGGGCGTTTGTGAGGAAAAGTGCAACAATTCTGCCTGCAATATCTTTTGCCTTATTCATTGTTCTCCTTGAACATTACGCCGAGTAAATGTATTACTACGGCTATTACGGTGATTCCCCAACCCAAAATCTTGGTTTGCCCAGACAGCGTAATAAGCACCATACCTGTGCCTGCAAGTGTCCAAGTCAAAGCGTGGATTTCGGATAAGAGTTTCTTCACGTTAATAGCCCAGTTCGTTACGGTCTGCGTGAGGACACAGCAATGGCTGTAGCACCAGCGGCTACGGCAATCAGGGTGCGACGGGTATCTACTGGCACAGCAGAGCCAATTGGCACATAGTCGCCAAAGTCGTCAGAGAAGATGTCAATGGTTTCTTCGAATGCCTGTCGCACCTCTAAGGGTGCGGACTGGACAGCCTCTGTGACCGCAGTCTTTTCTTCTTCGCTTATCTCTGCCACATGCAAGGACTCAAAGATTTCAACAGCCTGCTGTGGGGTGACAACTGAGAGTACTTCTGGGCTGGTCGCCAAAGCGACAGCCTGCTCAGGGGTAGGTGGTTCTTCCTGTTCCAGAATCTGGTCAACAACCTGCTCAACCTGCTCAGGGGTTAACTCCTCTAGGGCTGTCTGGAGTTCCTTAACAGTTGTGGCTTCAGCCAATAAATTCATTACTTCTTCTTCAGCCAATGGCTCTAAATCTGGCTCCAAATTTGGCTCTACCGTTGTGCTAGTTTCTTCAGGTGCTTCAGATGTTGTGGTCACTTCTTCAACTGTCGTGGTTGTTTCTTCTGGAAGCGTCTCCTCCGGAATGGGTTCCTCTTCTACTGGTTCTGTGGTGCTTGTCGTTGTTTCGGGCGGCGTTTCAGGAACGTAAGTTTCAACGGGTGCTGGAAGAGTTGAACTTGTTGTTGTAGTACTCGTCGTTGACGATGTTGTAGTCGTCGTACTTGTCGTCGTTGTCGTATTTGGCACCGTCGTTGTGGTTGTCGTAGTTGAAGTAGACGTTGTGCTCGTCGTTGTACTCGTACTTGATGTTGAGGTTTCTTGAACTGTCGTAGAAGTCGTGTCCGTGACAGGGACAGTCGTTTCTGGAACAGTAGTAATACTCGTCGTCGTCGGTGGTGTGGATGTTGTTGTAAATTCCCATAATGAAAGGTCGCTTATCGTTAAGTGACCCGGCTGACAACACGAATCAATTGAATACTGTCTGAATGTAAATATATCACCAGCCGTTACTTCAACCGTCAAAGACCCTGTGGCTTGGTTTAACCGTGTCAGTAATGTGTACACACCGTTGACACCATACTCTGGCGGGTCATAGACCCAGCCATCAGCAGTCCAATACGACCATGTGAACTCTACTGTGTCCACATCCTCTGGAATTGTGGTCTCAACCTGAACCCAGTTGGCACCTTGACACCCACCACCGTCGGGCCCTGTAATAACAATCGAGTCTTCAACTACGTCCACAGAACCTGTGGCGCAGGACTGCAAAGCGGTCCAGTCGCCTAAGCCATCTGCTTTAGCAACTGTTGACCATAATGCCAGTAAGGCTACTGGAACAAAAATTACCCAGCGTCTGGAATTGGAATCCATGACAATGAACTTTCATCCCACATGGTATCAATTTCTGTTCTTGGTGTTGGTGGAATCCAGTCATGGTTTTCATTTAATGTCCAAGACGCAAATGGTTGTGGCATAACAAATACATCTGCAATAAAATCGTATGTATAACCTATTCCAGCATATTGTTTGCGAATATTATTGTTGTAAGAAGTACGGACACAAGTTTGTCCACGGAAATTACCGTACCAAACTTCAGGGGTTAAACCATCAATAAGTTCAGTTTCATCTTTACCAACAATAACTTCTGTTACAACATTATTGCTATCAAGAAATGCGTAGTGCGCCATTAGACAGTTACCGTTCCTGTTCCACCAGTAAATGTGTAAACACGAAATCCAGCACGGCTAACTGTTGAAACCGACCATGTTAAACCGCCACCAATAGATGACAAAGCAGGAAATGAATCAGGGTAAGCAATAATTACTGTTCCCGAACCACCGTTACCGCCAAATGTTCCACCGTAAAAGTTTCCAGCGCCACCACCGCCACCGCCAAGGTTTGTTCCACCACTACTTGCGTTTGCGTTATGTGCGCCATTGCCGCCACCACCCGAACCACCCGAACCAGCGACATTGGATTGACCGCCACCACCGCCACCGCCACCACCACGAGTTACGGAACTACCAGTAATGCTTGATGCTGCTCCCGGTCCACCAGTTGACCAATAGACACCAGCACCACCAGCACCACCGCCACCACCGCCGTAATACGGAACTCCACCGTTATAACCGGGAGATGCGTCATAGCCTTCGACTGGAGAGTATCCACCTTCGTTTCCAGTACCAGCACTGCCAGAGTTACCACCATTAGCACCGCCTGAACCACCATTACCGCCACTAGCACCGCCACCTCGTTCACCAAAACCGCCGCCAGTTGCTGACCAAATAGCAAAAACGCTATTTGCTCCTTTACTTCCGTTTGATTGATAACCACCAGCACCACCGCCACCAACAGTTACGGTAAATGTGGCTGGCAAAGTGTAATTGCTTCCAGTGCGATAACCTCCAGCACCGCCAGCACCGCTACCACGGCTCAAGCCCGCTTCGCCACCAGGACCTCCACCACCGCCTGCAAGTACAAGCCATTCAACAATTGGTATTGAAGGTCCGCTACCAGCCCAATAATCGGCTACCTGAGCCGTGTTACCACGGCGACCACGGGGTTGCAAGGCTCCGCCACTAATGGCTTTACCACCTGCTGTAGTTCTAACAAACGAAGGCACTTAGTACCCCTTAGGCAATTACGTTGACGTACCCGCTGATGCAAACAACGTTCGTTGTTGCAGCAAATGCACGAACGACCAGCGCCGTAGCGTTACCCTTAATGAGTAGACCCGGAACAATGAGGTACAAACCGTTTTCGGCTTTAACTGTGTATTCAATGTGGTCATCTGGCGAAGCAACGCCACCCCACTCAATCGTCAATTTCACATCTGAAGCAGAAGTGTTTACTGCGTAAAGCCAAACTTCGTGAAGTGTTGCTGGTGTAGTTGAACCAGTATGAATAAGCGTGCCAGCAGTCGCTGTAGCAGCGACCTTGATTTGCTTGCCATCTGTTGAACCACTAAGAATTGATTTTGTGAAAGTTGCCATATATGTTCTCCTAAATCGTTACATTACCAAATTAAACTTAATACTTCTTGCTCAACCGTATCCCAACGGTCAAAAACCTGTAACTCTAACCACTCATCCACATCAGAGGTATCAAAGTTCAACATGTCAAATTCCAACGGGTAAATCCGTGAAAAGTAATCGTTTGCTAAATCACCCAAAGTTGTGCCAGTAGCACCGTTCGCTACATAGAACTCATACTCCAAAGTCCCACGATACTGCAAACCCTTTTCAGACCAGAACGCATACAGCAAGTCACCAAGGGTCTGACCGGTCGACGGATACGCTACCGAAAGAGCGCTAAAAATCGCATCGTTAGTTGTCGCCATAATCCCTCAATTCAAACACAGCCATCTTCGGCTGTGCCCTATCATCAATCCCACACGCTGGACAAATCCAATGTGTTGCCACAGGTGGATACTCCTCGCCACACTCTGGGCATTCAACCATGTTCACAATGCCTTCAAGTGTGTACGTTGAGCCTTTTCTCGCTCCGCTACCGCAGCAATCAAAGAATCCAACTCAGCATCAGAAAGTTCTGCTGCTTTCTTATTAGACTGAACCGTTACCGTAGGCGGAGCCATACGGTTCGTAGCCTGCAAATACAACTGTGCAGACTTGGTATCACCGTCAAGAGCCTTGGCATACAACGTGTCTAGGAGTCGCTGAGTGCGCTCAGGCGACCCCTGAACTTCGTCCACCGCCGTTTTCCACTGGCTGACGAAGACTTCCTTTTTTTCCCAACGGCGGAGTGTTGTGACATTAACGCCAAGATGTGATGCCATCTTTTCTTTTGAAGATGGATTACGTTCAGATGGGGCTGTACACAACCAATCCAAATACTCTTGCTGTTGTGCTGTGAGAGTTAACTCTTCGTTCTGTTTCATTGCTAATAAGCCAAATCGTTACGACCACTCTCCGTGTTGTGCTAGCCACTCAAAGATATGTAACGAACGGGGGGGAGGGTAGGGAGGGGGGGAAGGACAAGACTGTCTGAGCCACCCCATAAGGGTGGCGAACAACCAGTTCGACTAGCACAGTTCAAGAGGTGAACACATGGCAACTAAAAAAGCATTCTGGGATAAAAAAAACCCAAACAAAAAGTCAACCCCGTTGACCCCTGCACAAAAAACATCTGCTAAAGCCCGTGCCAAAAAGGCTGGTCGCCCATACCCTAACCTCGTAGATAACGCCGCAGCCAAAAGGTCAAGCCGTGGCTAAAACCGCAGCATGGCAACGCAAAGAAGGAAAGAACCCTAAAGGCGGACTTAATGCCAAAGGACGTGCATCCTACAAAGCCCAAACAGGTGGCACCCTAAAACCACCAGTGTCAGCCAAGGCTGCAAAGTCATCACCAACCAAAGCCAAGCGTAGGAAATCGTTTTGTGCACGTATGGGTGGCATGCCGGGGCCTATGAAAGACAAGAAGGGTAGACCAACCCGTAAGGCACTAGCCTTAAAAAAGTGGGATTGCTAATAAAAATAAGGAAAAGGTACCCTTTTCTTCTATCCCCCACCCCCTTTTAGAAATTAGTCTGTACGGCTCTGCGCTAGAACCATCCATTGATGAAAGCCGTGCACGGGGGCCCTATGTACCCACCCTGCTTGTGCGAGTGTTTGCGCCTGTTTGCGCTTATTCATCTATTTGCCCACACTTCTAGGGTAGGAACTGGTGCGCACACAGCGTTACCACTTGACAATGAAAGCGAGTAAAGCCTATGCCTGTTGTTTATTCCAATGGTGAAACGATGACTGACGATGAAGTACAGACATTGTTATTCCTAGTGAAGAAGAAGAAGTGCGTATGCGATAGTTGCGTAGAAGTTGCCCATTACCAATTTGAGACAATGGTTTGGTACAACGGTTACGGAATGGAAAATTGCAAAGGATTTATTGAGAGTCCGTTCGCATAACTAATCGGTAATGAATTCGGCAACATCAGTAAGACCATCTTATTGGTGTTGCTCATTGACTACCGAGTAGTCACTACTTAGTAAGACCGTCTTACTAACTAGCACAAATAGAAACAGAGATAGATAATGACAACAGCACAAATCATCAACTTGACAAAGGTTGCTTACGCAAAGAACGAAGACGCTCGTGTCGCTCGTTGGAATTTGGGTAACGCATTGCTCAAAGAGTTCTATGTCAAGTCAAATGGCGAGTGGTTCACCAATCGTTCGCAAGATGCAGAAGCGCAGACCGTTTCGGAATTCGCAGAAGCAAATTGCAAGTTGGTTGGCAAGACCCACGAAGCGCTCAAGGTGTTCTACTCCGAGGCAATCAACTTTGCCAAGAAGCACAAGACCGTTGAGAGTGCAAAGAAGAATACAATCAAGAAGAAGAATGACAAGCCAAAGAAGTTCAGCGCAAAGGCTTCGGCTAACAGCGCAATCAATCGCCTTGGCGAAGATAATGCAGTAAAGATGGCAAAGGCAATTCTTGCCCTTGCTGGTGAATAACTAGTAAGACCGTCTTACTGATATCCACGGAAGTGGTGAGAGAACATCAAGTATTCCCCTGCTTGGTGTTCTCAACTCCACGGCTATGGCTGATGGAAAACATATACACACACAAACAAAGGAAAAATTATGTCAAACAGTAAATCAGCAATTATCAACCGTATTGACCAACTCTCTGATAGTGATGAGATGTTTCAGTCAATGCTTGAAATGGTGTTCGGGTTTGCCGAGCCGATTGTCTCTGCTATCACAGAGCAAATCGTCTACGCATCACGACACATTGAGGGTGCGTTCAATCCAATGGCGGTGGCATCGTGAATTGGTTTGGATTGTTCACGATGGCAATGATTATCGTGCTAGTCGTATGGGGTCTTGCATACGGTTACGGCTACGAGCAGGCAGAGAAAGATTTGCATATGTCACGACAGTGGGTTATGCGTAATCATCCAACGAATGGAGACTGGGAATAATGGAAACCAAAGAGTTGAGAACTCTTGCAATGAATATGTTTGGACTCACATATTCGCAAGCAGTTGAGTATGTAATGGAAAGAGAGTACAACCACAAATCCCACACGGAAGCAATGCGTATTGCATTGTCAGGAGAATAGAAATGAATAGCAGTACACGTTCATCGTTGTATGCAATGAGGAAAGACGAACTCGTTGAGTTCGCTTGGAAGATGGTCAATGCGTACAACGAATCACAGAGGCAGCGTATTTATGCTGAAGAAATAATTGTGAAACTCAACAAAGAAACAGAGGAGAAGAAATGAAATCAGTACAAGAAGTAATGGATGAGAAACAATTCTTTGAGATGGAGAATACTCATTGGTCAGTCAGTGGATACATACATTTAGTTCCCACTCAGCGAGTCCAAGATGTGATGAGTGAAGTTGATTCGGCTTTCACAGATATTTCAATTACCGATAAGAGAAGTGGTAACTCAATCTATGTTCCAGAGTTTGATGACTGGGGTTTTAGAGAAGTGCTTTGGAATTTCAGATGTGAAGCAGTTTATGCAAAGCACAACGAATGGAATGACGCTGTTCGTCACCACAAGAAGTACGACCTATTCGCTGCTTATCAAAATGCACTTGCCGATTACGCCTATGCAACAAGGTGGGACACCAATGAATAAAGAACCAGTGGCATTAGTGTTATCAGGCAAACGATTTAGAATCGTTCAACACTTTCACAACAGTAGAAACTTGGGTGAGAGTTGGTGGAAGACTCTGCAAAGAGTGTTTATGGGTTGGCTTCTAACAGATTATAGGTATGCACATTACCTAGATGACATTTGGGACGATGACAACTTTCTTAGCGTTGAAGAAACAACCAAGTTTTTACAGGGACTTGGTTTAGCAGATGAGAACGGAAACATAATCACAGAGGAGAACAGCAATGACTGACCCATACATCAACAAACAATTCAAAGTAATTGAGGCAACACTCAAGAACGCCAAAATTGAAATTGAATTGTTGCGTGAAGAGAACGACAGGCTTGCAGAGATGCTTCAATTTATGTTGAAGAAGTCTGGCGATATCCACGCAGAGCAGACAGCGTAAATCCCCAATAGATATTGGGTATTTGACAGTAAGACCATCTTACTGGTGAGCGTTGAGATGGCATCTATCAATTTGACTTTGGTGGGTGCCATCAATTATGTTCATCGGCAATGAACAGAACTAGCACAATCGCTGTTAGTAAACAAAACAAAAGAAAGATAGAGGTAGTTATGCCAAGACAAATACAAGAACCAGACGAAGACGGATACTACGGCTGTTTCTTATCGGGCTGCGAAGACTCAGTCCACGAGAGTGACTCATACGAAAGTGATGATGGTTATCACTTCTGTTCCAACTCATGTCTCGATGATTACGAGCCAGCAGAGGGCAGACTGATTCACGGTTACTCAGACAAGTTCCGTCTTGTGTTCTGTCACAAGGGTAATGAGTTCGGTAGTGCGTATCGTCTCGTTGATACTTACTCAACATCTAAGACCAATACTCTGACGCCAGAGTTATATATTGGTGCAGAGATTGAGACTGAGTGTGTCAATGGCGATTTGAACGCTGGTGCTCGTCACGTAATCAACACTTCTCGTATCGGTGATGTGGATGTTCTGCATCTCAAGACCGATGCGTCACTTGGTTACGGATTCGAGATTGTTACTCAGCCCGGCACATTGGAGTTCTATATGAATGACTTCAAGTGGGAAGCATTGTCTGGTCTCAAGACAATGGGTTTCCATTCGTGGAAAGCAAGTTCGTGCGGTTTGCATTTGCATCTGTCACGCAACTCGTTCATCAACGAAGCACACTTGATGAAGTTCATCTACTTCATATTCAAGAATCGTGAACCACTTGTCAAGTTCGCTGGTCGTGAGTCTCATCAGTTCGCTGCATTTGACATGAACCAGTTCCTCAATAGTTACAACGATTGGGATAGTCCCGATATGGTCAAGGGAACAACGCTTCTGTCAATGGCTAAAGGTTACGTGCATAACAATCGCCGTTACCTTGCTGTCAATTTGCAGAACTCAGCAACTATTGAGTTGCGTTTCTTCCGTCCATCACTCAACCCTGTGACTGTTCAGGCTGCTATGCAGTTTGCTCAAGCATCGTTTGAGTACACGAAAGATGTTGAGACACGACAGGCTGTGCAAGGTGGCTTGTTGTTCCCTGCATTTAGTTCATGGTTGACTGCAATCAACTCACCACGCTTTGACATTCTTCGTCATCGCATTGCAGAGAAAGTAATCTAGTAAGACCGTCTTACTAACACAAACAAATACACACACAACCGTGGGGGCGCAAGCCCCCACAGAAAGGACACCACATGTGTCTACTTACACTCATTCCTGATTATGTCTCACCAGACATGGACAGGTTCAAGATTGCTGCTCAATCAAATCCTGATGGCTTTGGTTTCGCAATATCAACAGGCAAGAAACTTCACGTTGTTCGCAGTATGGACTTTGAGGAAGTTGCTAACAAGTTTGTTGATGCACGCAAGACAATGCAAGGCCCAGCAATCTTCCACTTCCGTTGGACAACTCACGGCACTAACACCGTTGATAACTGTCACCCATTCTTGTTAGGTCAAGACAGCCAAACTGTTATGGGTCACAACGGCATACTGCCAGTCAAGATGGAGAAAGATGAGAAGCGTTCAGATACCAGAGTGTTTGCAGAAGATATTATGCCTGCAATCGGTGGCGTCAGTTCTCTTGACGACAGCGAATACTTTCAGAAGATGGCAGATTGGGCTAAGGGTTCTAAACTCGCATTCCTAACTGTCAATGACGATGCAAAGTATGACTGGTATATCGTCAACGAGAAAGACGGTCATTGGGATTCAGATATCTGGTGGTCAAACTCATCGTACAAGCAAGCACCAATTCGTTATGCCAGTTATTCAGGCATGTACGGTTCTGGTTGGAACAGTTGGGACTATGGCTACGAGTCAACCAAGTACACATCTAGTTGGACTGGTTCTAAGTCATCGTTTGATTACGATGACGAGGCTTCACTTGTCAGTCACACGCCGACATTCGACGAGTGCATTGAGATTGCAGAGTTGTACACCGACCCAGTTAGTACAACACACAACAAAGTGACGTGCTACTTGTGCGAGTCGCAAGAGATAGTGCCGGCTGACGAGATTCGCACACACTGCGGTATTTGCAGTGCGTGCTTGTTCTGCCAGTACGACACTTGCAATTGTTGGGACGCATTGTGGGAAGAACCTGAAATGCCAACCACCAACTACGGATTCGAGATTCCGTCTGGCACAAACACACACCCAAGTTATTACTAGGAGATAAAAATGGATTGCAGTATATGCAATGACGAGTTATTTACACTTCACGAAATGGACGAGTATCAAATGTGCGATGCTTGCTATTGCAAAGTGTTTGACCGTGCTTACAGTAAACAAAAACAAAAAACAGAAACAGGAGAAACAAAATGACAACAATCAAACTTATCCCATCCGTTATGGAATTTGATGTATCGCTTGACAGCGCATCAATGCCCTCACTATTCAGCCAGTCATTAGAGACAACAATCATTGAGCAAGTTGAACGTCAAGTTGCTGGTCGCATACCAACAACCGCAGATGTTGCTAGTCAAGTTGCAGAACAAGTAACTGACGACAGAGAGTTCGGTCGCAAGATTCGTGACTGGGTTATGGAGTCAATTGACTACTACGACATAAAGCGCAATGTTCTTGATGACATGGACTATGCAGAGATTGCGGCTTACTACATCAATGACGACAGCGTTCATGAAAACTTGCAACGTGCAGTACTCAACAACTCACGTTTCCGTTCATTGATTACCACTCAGGTTGGTATTTCTTTAGAAGCAATGAACCTACAAGAAATTGTCAATGAAAAGATTGAACAACTGTCAATCAACATGGCTAACAATGTGGCAGAAAGAGTATTAGAAACATTGATTACCAGACTGCGACTCAGCACCGATGTTTGAGCCGATAACAATAGACTTTACGAAAGCAAAGTGTAAATCACAACCAACCATTTGGTGGTTTCCAGAATGGCCACCAACTAAACAAAAAATGAAGCAATGGAAGCAAGCAAAAGCAATCTGTTCCGAATGCACTATGAAAGATGAATGCCTTGCCTATGGCAAAGCAACAAACTCATATGGCAT